AGTCCGCATCGCAATTGAAGACAATCAAATCACCCTTTACAAGTTTGAACGATCAGGGGTCAGCGCCACAATCAAGATGAGCGATACTTGCAGCGAGACTTTTCTAATCGCAGCAATCCAGGAATTGTTGTAAGAGACTGAAGCGGAGGCGCGACATGAAAATCACTAAAAAAGAATGGGCCGCAATCAAAAGCGATCTGAAAAGAACCATGCAAGAGATCGAGGCAGCGATTGCCCGCAAAGATTACGACTTCCTAGATGAGTTGGCTTTACAACTTTCAGCATCAGCCTTAAATCTACACAGCGAAACAAGAGCGGAGGCAAACTAATGAACGACTGTCCAATGTGCGGGCGCACAACAAAAACCCTGGTGGGCCGATGGTATCAATACGACAACGGCGAGCAGATGATCACCTGGGTCTGTATCCCCTGCGCCGATCTGCACGCAAGCCTGGTGAATAAATGAGCGAGATCAAATTACACATGATCGAGGAGGACTTCGAGAACCTGGTCCACACCTCGATGCCTTGGGGCGGCCATTGGATCGAGCAGATTAACCGCTTTGAACCAGCCCCAATGCTGCAATGGCGCTACGCCTACTGGGTCGACAACTTTATGGCGGTACTTCTCTGTCGCGCATATTTGACCACCCAAAACTGCGAAACGCAGACCGTGTGGGATCGGGCCTTTAACTGCTACCTAATCCTGACCGATTATGAAACACGAACCTGGAGGGCGTAATGCATAAGTTCAAAGTAGAGATTGAGATCGATTATGACGGCTTGATCGGCGAGGAACGCACCGACCTGCCCATGTCTAAATCGCACAAAAATGCCCTGATGCGGCAAGCCGTGTGGCTACAAGTGGCCGATGCCATGGCAATCTATGGGTTAACAACGACCGTCAAATCGGTGGTCTTTGCGAGAGGGAAGGAAGGCAAATGAACAACGCACCTGTTTATCGCCGCCGTAGGTTTGTGGCGTTTGTAGTAATTCCAGCAATCATCCTGGGTCTTTTGATTGGTTACGCCACCCGCGATCTTTGCTATGTCGGAACTGAACACGGCAACGCGATCGGCTACGGCTCTTGCAGCGCCATGATTGATCGGGTGGTGGGCAAGTGAGTCCAGGGTTCAGCATGATGGGATCGGGTATTTACTCCGAGGAAGTTGATCGCGAGATTGTTTGCGCCGAGCAATGCGGAACTTGCGATGACGAAGGCAAGACCTGTGATGCGGTTTGGGAGGAGACACTTTCAACCGATGATTGGGGCAATATCGACAACGATGTGGAATGCGCAAAGTGCGGCCACACGATAAATTACACAGAGGAGAGGCATTATGACTGAAGGCAATCTTTACATGATCCAGGTGGTTGAGGATGGATCGGTTACCTTTTCACGCAAATACGACAACGCGATTGAGGCAGTCCACGATTACGACCGCTTTGTGGACTTTGGACACGCCAAGTGGCAGCGCGAGATCGTGCTGGTTGAGCCAAGCGGCAAGGCCCACGGCAAGTCCTTCGATGGGCCGCTAACTCGAGCATTACAGGTAAAATAATCCCGACCCATTCCCGAACCGAGAGGAACTGAAAATGGATCAGATGCTAAACCGCTGCGCGTATGGTGCGTGGCATTTTGGAGAACAACTCTGCGAAGTCTGTCGAAAGGGGCAGAAGGAGTAGTTAGTTAAGTTGGGAGCGCGAGTTCTCTTAGCAGCCGCCTTAGCGGTTGGACTCGTGGCAGCAGCACCTGCGGAAGCGCAAGCGCCGTATTTGACCCAGGCACAAAAGATCAAACTGATGTCGCCCAAGTCTTATGCAGCGATGAAAGTTGAGTCGAAGTGGCTCAACCCAAAGCGCGAGTTCAAGTGTCTGCATGATTTGTGGATGAAAGAAAGCAACTGGCGGCCAACCGCCCACAACAGGTCCTCAGGGGCTTTTGGGATTGCTCAATTCTTGCCATCCACTTGGGGCAACTACAAGTTTCCCTTCAAGCCAAAGGACCCGCAGATCCAAATTGATGCTGGCCTTCGGTATATTTACAAGCGCTACGGCACTCCCTGCAATGCCTGGGCCTTTTGGAAAAAGCAAGCAGGACCCGATTTACACGGAGGTTGGTATTGATGAGTCTTGACTCCCCTTTTGGCCTTCCTTTGCGCGTTGATCATCCCAGCGTTGATCCCACCGAGTGGGAAGACGATGAGGATGACGATTAAACAAGCGATCGTTGACCTAGTAATTCAGAGAGCGGGCGGCTACTGCGAGAAATGTGGCCGACCCGCTTCTGAGTCTATGGCGCTCCACCATCGCAAACTGAAGTCCAGGGGCGGCAAAGACGCGGTCAGCAACTTGATGTATGTCCACCACGAATGCCACAACCTTGGAACCGAGTCGATCCATCTGCGCCCTGCTTTTGCGGCCGACAAAGGATGGATGGTTGCTTCGTGGGATGAACCTGAAAACACGCCGATGCAATTACCTGACGGTCGCCTTGTAATATTACAGAATGACGGTAAGATTACAGACCTAAAGGAAGGAACATTATGAGCATCCCAGTAACAATCAAAGGCAACCTCGGGTCTGATCCTGAGTTGAAATATGTAAAGACAGGGCGCGGTGATACTGCGCTTGTAACCTTTTCATTGGCGCACACTCCACGCGAGCGCAAAGGCGATGAATGGGTCGAAGGCGAGACCATTTGGTTCCGAGTTACAACTTGGGGCGATAAGGGCGAAGTGTATGTTGATGCTTTGCGCAAAGGCGACAGCGTTCTAGTTCAGGGATCAATGAAACAATCAACATTTAAGGGGCGTGACGGAGTTGATAAGACCGCGTTGGAAATCACTGCTACTGACATTGGCATTGTTCCCAAGGTTCAGCGTGCTGCTGTTTCTCGCGGTCAGGCTCAAGTTGGCCGAGCAGAGGCTCCAGGATGGTAAGCGAAGGGTTGCTCTCTGCCCAGGAGGTTGCCACTCGATTGAGTATTACAATGAACAACCTCAGGCAGTTACAACATCGAAAACAACTCGTATGGGTGGAGAAAGCGGGTCGCAATGTCTATTATCGTGAACAGGATGTGGCAGCGCTCGCAGAAAGACGCGCAGGGCGAAACAAAGAGTAAGATCAATGCCATGATTGTTATTGAGGGAGAAGTAACAGTTGCGGAGATTGATGAGGCGCTGCGCAACATTAGAGAGATGCTTATAGATCGCTACGGCAATCGTTTATCCCATCAAAAGAAAGAATTATTATTGAGCAGCATTGATGATCTATTAGACGCAAGGCTGAACCTAACTAAGTAAGAAGGCGAGCAATGGAAGTAACGAGAAGGCTAATTTCAGATCTAACCCTGGACCCACAAAATGCTCGCACGCATTCACAAAAGAACCTGGATGCGATCAAGAAAAGCCTGACACAGTTTGGACAGCGCAAACCGATCGTTGTAACACATGACGGCTTGGTTCTTGCGGGTAACGGAACTATGGAAGCAGCCAAAAGCCTCGGTTGGGATCACATTGATGTAACCACCACGCCAGCCGACTGGGATATTAATACCGCCCGCGCATACGCCTTGGCCGATAATCGAACCGCTGAGTTGGCCGAATGGGATGAAAATGTCCTGGCAAAGCAACTCCTGGAACTTATCGATGCCGACTTTGATATTGAAGCCATCGGATTTGAAATGCCCGAGCCTGAAATCGAACCTGAGCCTGATGATGCCCCAGCCGTCACGGAAGTCGAACACCGAACCAAACTGGGTCAGTTGTGGAAGTTGGGCGATCACTTGCTGTATTGCGGAGACTCAACCGAGGAAGCAACCTTTACCCGCCTGATGGGGGATGAAAAGGCGCACCTTATTTGGACCGATCCACCCTGGAATGTGAACTACGGCGGGATCGACAACGACAATGTCCAGGGCTGGAAAGTTCGAACGATCCTCAATGACCACATGAGCGAAGGCCAATGGGATGAGTTCGTGAGCCAGTTCTGCAAGACCCTCTTTGATTTCTCCGAGCCTGGCGCACCGATCTACCTGGTTATGAGCGCCCAGGAGTGGCCAGTCATTGACCGCAATTTGCGCGAGGCAGGTTTCCATTGGAGCAGCACCGTTATTTGGGCCAAGGATCGCCTGGTCTTATCGCGCAAGGATTACCACACCCAGTATGAGCCGATTTGGTATGGCTGGAATGCGGATGCCGCACGCTTGGCGGTTGTGGAGGATAGAAAGCAGTCCGATCTTTGGCAGGTAGATCGCCCAGCCCGATCCGAACTTCATCCAACGATGAAGCCAATCGAACTGGTGCAGAAATCAATCGTGAATTCATCAAAGCCTGGAGACATCGTTATCGACTCCTTTGGGGGATCAGGAAGCACCCTTATCGCTTGCGAACAGACCAACCGCAAATGCCGTATGGTCGAACTTGATCCGCAGTATTGCGATGTAATTATTGCGAGATGGGAGAAGTTCACGGGTAAGACAGCAGAACTTTTGCCTGGAACTTGAGCAAAAGATGGAGGAAGCCGAGCAAAAGATTACAGAAGTAGCCGAACCCACCCCTGAGGAGAAGGCTGCGGAACTTGAGGCCAAAGAAGCAAAGGTCCTGGAACTGCGTAGAGCGGGTTTTACTTTTCAGCGCATAGCCGAAGAGGTCGGATACGCGACTCCGTCAGGTGCGCAGCGAGCGCTTGAACGGATCATGACGCGCAACATCCCCCAAGCGCCCGAGGAGTTTCGCTGGCAAGAGTTGGACCGTTTGGATCGTATGCAGGTGGCGTTATGGCCAAGGGCTATGAAAGGTGATGATCGAGCCATCGGTACGATTATCCGTTTGATGGAAAGAAGGGCAAGATTGGTGGGCATAGATGCCCCACAACGCATCCAAGCAGAGGTGGTGAATTATGACGGAACCAGGGACATTGACGGAGACATCGAACGCATCGTCAATCTCATCCGAGGAGTGGATCGCAGCGAGCCGCTGGAAGTGGAAGGTGGAACAAGCGAGAGCGGAACAGTTGCCACCGCAGGGGAGTTGGAAGACCTGGCTTTACATGGCGGGTCGCGGAGCGGGCAAGACGAGGACAGCAGCGGAGTGGTTGGCGTGGGAAGCGATCCAAGCACCGATGACTCGGTGGGCGATCGTAGCCCCGACCTTCGGTGATGCTAGAGATACTTGCGCTGAGGGCCAATCGGGAATTCTAGGCGTTCTGCGTAGATACCGAATGCTCAAGACTTGGAACCGCAACAACGGTGAGATCATTCTCAACAACGGTTCCCGAATTAAACTTTTCTCTGCTGACGAACCCGAGCGCTTCCGTGGCCCGCAACACCACGGAGCCTGGTGCGATGAGTTGGCTTCTTACCGATACTCAGACTCTTGGGATCAATTGCAGTTTGGGCTACGCCTGGGCGAACATCCCAGGGTGATCGTTACCACCACGCCCAAGCCAACGCCCCTCATTCGGGCCTTAGCGGGCCGCACAGACGGCTCTGTCGTGGTCACACGCGGCTCAACCTTTGATAACGCAGCCAACCGTGCC